AGCTTCAGTGATGTCATTAGTATCTGATAGAGATAGACATTTGATTATGCTTGGCACGGAAACTACAATTGGTGATGCTTCAACACAAGATAAAATGTTTATAAGATTTTCAGATCAGGAAGATATTAGTGATTATACACCAACTTCAGTAAATACAGCTGGAACTTTTAGACTAGATTCAGGAACAAAAATCGTTGGAGCAATTAAAGGTAAAGACTATACTTTTATTTTAACTGACAATGCTGCTTACGTGATGCAGTTTGTTGGTCCTCCATTTACTTTTTCTATTAGACAAGTTGGATCTAACTGCGGATGCATAGGACAACATGCTATGAAATATGTTAACGGTATTGTTTACTGGATGGGAGAGTCAGGAGGTTTTTTTGTATTTGATGGTACAGTTAAATCTTTACCATGTGCTGTCGAAGATTTTGTTTTTACAACTAAAAACGGTAACAACCTCGGAATAAATTATTCAGCTGGTGAATCTGTTTATGTTGGTCTTAATCATTTGTATGAAGAAATATGCTGGTATTATCCTCAAGCAACATCGGATTTTAACGATAGATATGTTTGTTATAACTACCAAGATGGCACTTGGGTAACTGGTTCTCTATCCAGAACAACTTGGGTAGATGCAAATTTATTTGAAAATCCTTATGCTACAGAATTTACCTCAACAGGTGTTGGAACTTTTCCTACAGTGCAAGGAGTTACAAATATAAATGGTTCAACTAAATACTTCGAACATGAAAAAGGTGTAAATGAAGTTGACACAGCTGGCAACAAAACTGCCATACCAGCATTTATTGAATCAGGAGATTTTAGTTTAAATCCTGATGGAACAAGTGCTGAATTTTTTATGAGTATGAGAAGATTTGTACCTGATTTCAAAACTATTCAAGGTGATGCTCAAGTAACAATTCTGCTTAGGAATTTTCCAAGTGATACAGAAGCTTCTTCTCCTTTAGGACCATTTACAGTTACTTCATCAACACAAAAAGTAGACACAAGAGCTAGAGCTCGATTTGCTAGTTTAAAAATTGCTAATACCTCTACTGATCAAAATTGGAGATTTGGAACTTTTAGAGCAGATGTACAATTAGATGGAATGAGATAATGGCTAGAGTTGATATAGTAATTCCTGAACCAACACCTATTTATACTGAGGAAAACCAAAGACAAGTAACTCAGTCTTTACGAACGATGCAAGATAAGTTAAATACTTCTTATCAACAAGAATTAAAAAATGAACAAGATGCTTTTAATTATTTTTTATCATGACTATACAATATAAAAATCAAGGTTTTAAACAAGCTAGTACGGGAAAGACAACTGTTTTTACGTGTCCTAGTGATGCAACAGTAATAGTTAAAAGTGTTTACTGTTCTAACAGTGATGCTTCTTCAGGTATCTTAGTAAATATGAATCTTGTAGATTCTTCTGACTCTAGCACAGAGTATGAATTTTTTAGAGATGAGGTTGCTGCAAAATCACAAGTTAATGCTACACCTCAAGGTTTGAATTTAGAAGCTGGCGATGCAATAACAGTGCAAGCAGCTACAGGAAGTAATACAATCCAAGGTGCAATCAGTTATGCACAAATAGATAGATCTCAGGAGAATGGCTAGACAAAAATTTACACATTTTGTGCCTAGACCTAAACCAAAAAAAAGGCCACGAAGGCATATAAAAAAAGTTAACAAAAAAAAGAAGTTGCAACACAATAAAAAATATAATAGACAAGGACGTAAACAATGAGTGATTTACCAATTATACCAGCAGAAGCTAAAGAAATAATTAAACACAAGAGAACAGGTAAGGTGTATGATAGTAAAGCTGATTTTGATGCTGATGTTGCTGATCCCAATACTGACACTACTGTGGATGATTTTAGACAAGATCTTGAAATAAAAGTTACAAGAGCTGGCAATGTTGGTGTTAAAACAAAGGAATAATGTTTAACACAATTGATGGTTTTTATAGTAAGCAAAATCTTGGGCTGTTGGTTTTACATTTTTTAAATTTACATTTTGTATCTAAACATCAATCTTATGAATTATATTTTGGTGGTGATAGGATTTTAGGGTTACCAACGCATGAAAGTGAAATTTTAGAAGATAATAATGAATCAAGTCCATACAATATTTTTCTGAAAACTTGGAAAGAAAAAACAAATATTATACCTTTACATTTACAAACTTTTTTTAGAAAAACAAAATTATCTGAATGTAAAGAATCTCCCTCTTGGAAACAGTATAAACCCCATCAAGATCATGACATATACGATATAGCAGGTTTAATTTATTTTAACTCAAATTGTTTAAAAGATGGGACGTATATATTTAATAATAAAACAGATTATGAGCCAACAATAATTATTGGTTCAAGATTAAACAGGTGTGTTTGGTATAACTCACAAACTTGGCATTCACCAACTATGGAACAAAGTGTTGATGAGAGATGGACTCAACCATTTTTTATTATTCATAAAGAAAAAACCTTAGAAAAATATTTACAAAATAGTAAATTTAAAAAACCTATTTAAATTTATGTTTATACAAAACCTTGAATTTTATGAGACAAACAGTTTTGAATATTTATTAATACATAAAACAGGTTGTCAATCAGTGTTAAGAACATTTGATTCTATAAATGTTAAAGTAACAATGAACCAAAATAAACAAAGTGGAAAATTTTGTTGGACTGTATTAAGAGATCCTATGGATAGATTTATATCTGGTTTGTGCCACAACTTATCTTTATCAAATATAGAATTGAATAAATTAGATTTAAAACAATTATTGTTTAATGTAATACATCCTAATTTAAGGTCTGTATCTTTAACACCTTTGACTGTTTTACAAACAACATATTTAATAGGATCTAAAGTAGACATGTTCGTTTCTCATAGAGATTTGAATAATTTTTTACAAATTAATTTCAATACTTCTTTTCATGAAAATAAAGGATCTTTAGTATTAAAAAAGAAAGTAAAAGACTATATTGAAGAAAACAAAAATTTTAAAAAAGCTCTAGATAAATATTTACAAATAGATTATTTTGTTTATCAACAAATATTAAATAATAACCAATTTTGGTATTGGCAATTAGGAAAGGTATTAAAGTATGAAACCTAGAGGTGCTACAGAAATACAACACGAGTTACTTGAAAAATATGTATCTAAAGATTTATTAAATAAATTTCAAATATGCACTTCTATCCCTGGTAAAGTTCCTCTTGATCCTAGTAAAATAAATATACTTTGGCAGAAAAATTCTTGGGATCAACCAAACCTTCAAAGTTTTTTTAGAGACAAGAGTAGACACCATGAATATGATTGGTACGTCTTTAATTCACATTGGAACTTTGAAAAGTTTAGGTACTTTTTTCAATTACCAGAAGATAAATGTATGGTAATAAAAAATGGTGCAAGTCATTTTCCAAAAAGAAAAATTTATAAACAAGGTGAACCAATAAAAATTATACATCATTGCACCCCTTGGAGAGGTTTGAATGTTTTACTACTAGCAATGCAAATAATAAAAAATCCAAATATAACTTTGGATGTATACAGTTCAAATGAAGTATATGGAAAGGAATTTGCTGAAAAAAATAACAAAGATACACAACCCTTATTTGATCAAGCTAAAAAACTACCAAATGTAAATTATATAGGTTATAAACCTAATGAATATATTTTAGAACATATGACTGATTATGATTTATTTGTTTATCCATCTATATTTGAAGAAACCTTTTGTGCATCTGCATTAGAGGCTTTAGCTTCAGGTCTACATGTTATTACGACAAATTTTGGTGCTTTACCTGAAACTTGTGCAGAATGGCCAGTGTATGTTAATTACACAAAAAATTTAGAATTGTTAGCTGGAAGTGTTGCAGGCGCAATTGACATATGTGCTCAATATTTACATACAGATACAATACAAAATCATTTAGATGAACAACAAAAATATTATAAAAAGTTTTATGCCTGGGATAAAAAAGCTATAGAATGGGAAAATTTTTTGAAAGGAGCCTTAAGTGTCAAGCAATAAATATATTAATGAAGATACATATCAAACATTACAAGAAGTAAGTATTGAAACGCAATCTGATTATGAAAAAGCAATTGAACCAATGTGGAAAGAAAACAAAGATGAATTTAAGGATGTTGAATTATTTGTTGCAACGCCAGTCCATAGTGAAGTTTCTATTCACTACACTCAAGCTCTTATAGAGTTTCAAAGAGAGTGCTTTAAGAAAAAAGTTAAAGTTTCTTTTCACTTGATCAAATCATCTTTAGTTACTCAAGGTAGGAATTTGTCTGTTGCGGGGTTCCTTGAATCAAAAGCAACACACTTATTATTTATTGATTCAGATATATATTTTCAAGGTAAGTCTATATTCTCGATGCTAAGAGCAGATAAACATATTATCTCTGTTCCGTATCCACTTAAAACTCTAATGTGGGATAAAGCTTTTAAAAAAATGGAACAAGGTCAAATTAAAACACCTGATGATATTAGACGTGCCTTGCACACTTATCCAATGAAAGTACCTGACGCTAACAATATAAACTTAAAAAAAGGTGTAATGGAAGTTACTGATTCTCCGACAGGATGTATGTTAATAAAAAGAGATGTCATTAATAAAATGATAGAAAAGTATCCTGATAAAGAGATAGTTCAAAAAACCGTTATTAATGGTAAATATGTAAATAAACCAAATATGTGGAATTTTTTTGATACTTTACATGACCCAAAAGAGAAGACTTATAACGGAGAGGATTTTGCTTTTTGTAAATTATGGAGAGACTTAGGTGGTAAATGTTATGCGTATGTAAATGATGCGATTGTTCATGTAGGAGAGCATCAATATCAAGGCAAGTTTTACGATGAGTTGATAGCACGTAAATAAAATGGTAATATATGCTATTATTAGGGAAAATAGTATATGGATCCATTTACACTTGCATTAGCCACATTTGGCGTACAAAAACTTAGAGGAAAATCAACTAGATCAGCACTTAAAGATGCTGCCCTTTTGGGAGGATCTGCTTTCGGTATAGGAGCACTTTCAAAAGCTGGAGCCTTTGGTGCAGCAGCACAAGGAGGACAAGGTTTTTTAGGAACCATAGGAAGAGGTTCTCCATTCAGTAGTATTCCAGGAATGGGTGATTCTAATTTTTTAAAAAAAATACTAGGTGAAAAAAAAATGACAGCTGAACAAATTAAAGCAGCAGGTTTAGAAGGTGAGGCTGCCAAAGCAGCAGCTAAGGGGTCAGGAATTTTAGGTGCAGATACAGGAACAAAATTAATTGCAGCATCAACAATATTACCTTTGTTAGCTGGGGATGAAGAACCAGTTAAACCTATGTTTACAGAAGAAGATTATAAACAAGCTTACAAAGAACAATCAGAAAAATTAAAAGGTAAATTTGAACCAGTAGATACAGCTGTAGCTAAACCAACTATGGCTGAGGTAACTGGATCAAATATGTTTTATGCCAATCAAGGTGGTCTAGCAACAATGCTACCAAAATATAATCAAGGTGGTGTTAATTATTTGCCATCTAAAATTGATCATGATGAAAATGATGTAAATAATTATGTGAGAGCTACTGGTTATGTTGAAGATGGAGCTGGTGCTGGAGACAAAGACGAAGACACAATGTTAGCTCAATTAGCGGATGGAGAATTCGTATCTAGAGCTGATGCAGTATTAGGAGCAGGTATATTATCTGGAGCTGATCCTAAAAATTTTAGAGGCATGAGAAAAGCTGGAGCAGACTTTTTCTATAATCAACAAAAACAATTTAAAAGAATTTACGATATAACAAATGGAAGCAAGAAAAATTAAAATAAAAAAAGAAGTAGAAGTATTAGAGATCTACCCACAAACTCTTGATACTTATTGGGATCTTTGTGAGTTCATGTTAAGAGAAGGTTTGAAGTATGATGGTAATCCAATGAGTATTGAAGATTTAAAAAATTTTTTAAAAGATAGTTCAATGCAATTACATATGATGTTTGGATCAGATGATGGAGAAAGTTATAAAGTTTTTGGAGTATGTGTTACTAGAATTGTTGCGTTACCAAATTTTAAACAATGTGAAGTAATTTTATTAAAAGGTGAAAAAAGAAATTTATGGCAAGATAAATTAGCTAATGCGATTGAAAAACTTGCTAAGGAAACAAAATGCAAGCGTATTGCAGTGCATGCAAGACCTGGATGGCAACCATTTTTAAAAACAAAAGGTTGGGAAGTTAAAAGATATTTATATACTAAGGAGATTAAATAATGAGTTTTATTTTTGGAGGAGGGGGCTCTAGTGCTCCTGCAACAACTGGACAATCAACGGTTACGCAAAGAGAAGCTCCAG